GCGCGGTGAAATCACGATTGTTCATGCTCGCTCCAATAAGGAGCTGGGGCCGAAGCCCCAGCCCGTCCTTACAGCACGTCGCCGACGATGCACGCCCACTCAGGGCGAATCGCCTTGTAGCCGTACAGGATGTCCAGACGCGTGATGAGCGAGTCAGACATGATGTCGTAGGACTCAATCATCCGCATGGACACGCCGTCGAACTGAGCGCGCGCGGCTTGCACCACACCAGCAGTCGGCATTTCCAGGTCGGCCGTGGCCATCGTGAACGCTTCGGGGTAGAACGCCAGGTTCTGGCGGTACTGCGAACCAGCCGTTGCCACCAGAGAGATGACAGCCGAGTTGGCAGGCGATGCCGTCACGGTGTTGTACGCAGCAGGCGCCGCGACAATGGCCGGGTAGATCGGGATCGACGTAGCGCCCGTCAGTACATTGGCCGTCACGACAAACTGGCGCAGCTCGCCCTGATCTTCACCGGTCAGGCGGTTGATGGCGTTCACACCTGCAATGGTGATGATGTCGCCCTTGTTCAGCGTGCCGGTGATGGCGTTGGTTACCAGCGTGTTGCCGGTTTGCGAAGCGCCATTGACGGTGCCAGCGGTGAACGAGCCGACCGTATGAACCTTGGTCGTCTGGTCGTACATCCAGTCGAAGCCCAGCGTGTCTTTGGTGATGATGCCGGTTTCGTACTGGCCGCTGATCTTCTGCTGCGGGTTGAACAGGCCAGCCAAGGAGCCGACCGTACGCGCTTGCGTGCGGGGGTCCAGGATGATGGCGCGGTCCATGCGCGGCGACAGATTGAAGTCCAGCTTTGCGCCAGCATCAAGCCAGGTCGTCGCGTCCGGGCTGACCATGTTGCCGCCGCTGGTCTTGAACACCAGGTTGGCGGATTCGTTGGCCATGTTCATCAGGTCGCCAGCCACGGCAGCGGCCAGACGGTTGACGGCGGGGGCCAGGATGCGCTCGCTGAAGTCGTCCAGGCTCATGGTCTTCTCGGCGGTGCCGAACGAGACGGGGACGTTCTTCTGGGTGGCAACGGTGAGCGACGTGTTCTGCTCGTTCGTACCCTGCGGGGTGATCGCCGGGCCGTTGTTCACGACATAGTCGTTCGGCAGGCGGATGCGCAGAGTGTTGCCGATCTTGGCGCCGCTGCGGGCGAATTGGTCGTCGTACTGACGGTTGACGGTGCGCATGAAGGCGTTGGTCTGCGTGAACAGACGCACCGCCTCATTCGTGATCATGTCGATGGTAAGCAGGCTATTAGCCATGATGGAAAGTCTCCAAAGGACGAAGAAAGTTCGTGATTGCTCACGCTCTGTCTCTGCCCTCGGGAGACTTTTCCGGGCCTACCGGCGATAGGTCGCCTAACCTGAACCCCTGACGGGTCGCACTACCCCCAAGATGCCTTGGGTAAGTGGATTCTGATACGGCTACCTATTCGAAATCTCGACTATCTGCGCCGAGCGGTCTTATTGCGGTGTTCAAACCACTCTTGCGTACCCAGCTTGGGCGCTCCATCAGCGCTGACAACGCCATCAATCGGCGTGATTGGTGCTGGCGCCTTCGAAACAGCACGAGCCACCTCTTTTGCAGCCTTGGGCGCCAGCTGTGCCAACTCGATAGCCATCTGAACCGGCGCCAAGCCGCCAATACGCACGGCTTCGCCCATGTTTTCGGGTCGGCCAAGCCAATGCACGACCTTTGCGGGGTTCGGTAGGCTTCCGAGCACGTTCAGGAAGTCCACGCCACCCACGCCAGCCATGCCGAGATTCGAAATCGAGCGGTCGAACTCTTCGCCGAACTCCTGGCGGCCGTGGTCTTCGATCGATTTCAGCGAACGATTGAATTCTTGCTGCTTGATCTTCTCGTCCGCGATGGTTTCCGCATATACGCGGGCCAGGGCGTCCACATTGGCATGGACCGGCTGGTGTGCTTGCCCTTCGCCTGTGGGCTGTTGAAGCTGGAATTGCTGCAAGCGCTGCTCAGCCTCTGCCGCACGGCGTTCTGCTTCTTTGCGCGCGGCAGTCAGCTCACCAAAGCGCCGAGTAGCCCACTCCGGGACTTCCTTTTTGGCCTGCTCTTGCTCAGCCGCCTGTTGCTGCTCGGGCGTCTGCGTGACTTCTTGCGGTTCGATCACTTCGTTTTCCATGATTTCCTCATGTGTTAACCCGGCATCACGCCGGTGGGTTGCTGCGGTTGCGGCTGGTGAATAGGTTCTCCAAGGCCAGTAGCAGTTAGGCCAACGCCCATCGCTGCTGCCCCAGAAATACCCTGCGGATCGGACGGAGGCGGGCTTGCCAGCACGTCCAGAATGGTTTGACGAATGACCGGGGCGAGCGCTTCAGGGTTTATGGCATCCATGAGCTTGGCCAGCCGATCCGTCTCGGCCTTATATGCTTCTCGGATCTGGTCTCGGTCGGCATCCATACGCTCGGCCAGATGGTTCAGCGTCTTCTGGTCCACTTCCTGTTTGGCCAGCTTCTCCATGGCTTCCTTGGATTGCAGCTCGGAGCCAAGTTGCTGGACCATTTGCATAAGCTCTTGGTTCTGCTGCATGAGCTGCTGCTCTTGCGGAGTCGGGCCATCGCCGCGGATCTCGGCGGGAATCCAATTACGCAGGCGCTCGGCGATCTTGTCCGCTGACGGGAAGTCGCCATTCGACACAAACAGGTCGCCAATGACGCGCGCCAGCTCTGGCACGCCGACGATCAGCTCCTTCATCGCTTCGAACGCTTCTTCACGGCGGGTTTCGAAGTTCGCTCCGACAGACGCCACGACGTCGTAAGAGCCGACAGCGGGGTTAAAAATGGTCGACACCTTGTTCTCAAGGCCGTCTTCCTTCTGCTCCATCGCCTGCTTCATGGAAGGGTCAATGACGATCTCTTGTTCTTCGCCATCCTCGGCCATGATCCGCATGACGCGCTTGGTGTCGTAGATCTTGGGCGCCAGGTCGATGATCTGCTTGCCCAGGAAGCGCTTGGCGACTGATTCGTTATCCAGATAGTGGAACGTCGATCGTTCGCCTTGGTTCTTGCGCTTCTCCAGCGCGCGGCCGCTCAGCTCCTGCGACTGCGTGCCGAATGTCGCCTCGTACTGGCCGGAGGCCATCATCATTTCGACAGACGCCGCTTGCATCCCTACCGAAAACGCCTCCGCTGCGGCCGGTGGTTGCTGGCGCTGAGGCGGCGGGATAGGATTGCCGTCCTCGTCGGCGTGGTTGTAGGGCAGGAACGAATGGTTCTCACGGTTCGCAGTGAACCAGTAGTTCTCATGCCCTTCAATAGCCTCAATCGGTCCCGTATACGGCGTCTTGGACTGCAGCGCGCCGAACTCAACCTGGCACGACGTGTTGTAGTTGTACATGCGCTGTGGGTCTTTCATGTAGCGAACCAGACCCTTGCGGTCAAGCTTGCCATCTATGATGACTTCCTCGCCCACCACGCGGATGATCGGTATGTACTTCCCCGGCCAATCTCGGCGGTCGATGATCTCGTTGCCAGCGATCAGGTACCACTTGACCGTGCGCTTACGCACAGAACGCCGCTGGATGGGCGATTCGTCTTCAGCCACCAGGTTGTTCAGCGCGGCCACGTTCGGGGGCAGCTCTGATTCCCGCATCATCTGCGGGATTCCGTCTGGGCCCTCGATGGCGTACATCCACTCGGTGCCTTCCTCGACCTCGTAGTACTCAGCCACCCGGATCTTGTCCTTGGACAGCCAGCCGCCCGACATGTCCACCTCAAGATCGCCGTTGACGTTCTTGCCCGGATACTTGCGGTCGAAGTCTTCCTTATCCCACTGGTCATAGATGAACGCGAACTTAGCGTCTGAACCGTCTTTCTGCTTGATTGACGGGTCCATCAGCACCGAGAGAGGGTCAGGAACAGGGCGGATAAAGATGTCCTGGTCGAAGCCGTTATCGTCCGCGTAGTCCGTCACCAGGCGGTAGTACCCGATACCGCCGCCAACCTGGAAGCCGCGGGCCACGTCGTACACGCTCTGGGCATCACTCGCATACTCGATACGGCGCGCTAGGGCGGTGTAGATCTGCGAGCTGTCATAGCTTGACTGGCCACCCGTTGCGATGACCTTGATGCTGGCCTTATTCTCACGCCCTTGGTTGACCACATGCAGCCAGTGCGTGTGAGTCTTGTTGACCGTCAGCATCGGGCGTGACTCAAGCTGCCGCTGAGCACGGACAGCAGCAGGCCATTGCTCCTGGTTGTCCGAGTCGGCGTACAGGAACTTCATGTCGTCGCGGAAGCGCTGGCGAAACTCGCTCTCCCACTCCTGGCAGCGCTTGAAGCGGTTCTTGGCCCGCTCAAGTACAGCCTTGTCGGCGTCGCTCTGGGTCTCTTTCTTTTTACGTGCCATGGTCACATCCAATATCCGCCGCTGGGGCGATGCGTGAAAGTCCCTGCGCGGGTAGGCTGGGCGGTCTGGCGCTTTTTCGGCTCCTTGAGCGCGATGGCCATGTAGCGGAACCCGTCAGCACCGTGCGATGCCCAGTCATGCAGCGGGTTCTTGCTGTATTGCTTCGTATCTGGGTCCACTTCGTAGCGGTAGTGCCGCAGGCAGTTCAAGCCGTCCGCCGTCTTCTGCTCATCGAACCAGACGTTTGCAAAGATGGTGCGGGCAGCGTCGATGCCGGTGTTCACTGCCACCTTTGGCGTGATACGCACCTTGAACCCCGCCAGGCGCATCTGCTGGGAAATAGTCCGCTCGGATGCCAACAGCTCGTTCTCAGCGTCATGAGGCAACCAGCAATCCCCGTAGACGTACGGCAAGGACTGCAAGTGCTTCATGTAATGGCCGATGGCCTCGCCGGAGTTTTCGTAGTAATCGATCACTCGGAACTCAAACGGCGCTAGCTGCGTGAACCAGATAGCCGTACGGTCAGCGCGCCCCAAGTCCCAGAACGTATGTACGGGCTTGGATGCGTCGTAAGGCACACGAGTGATGCGCCCACCTTCCTCCGCCGCGCGTAGCTCCTTGGCGTAGACAGCCCCGTCCAGTGCTTTCCGCGTGTAGCCCAGCCAGATATGGTTGTAGGCGTCCGGGTCGGTCGCGCGGGAATGCTCCATCTCCGTGCGCAGAGTGTCAGGCAGCCATGGGTTGTCCAGGTAATCCACCTTGACAACCACAGCGTTCGGCGGTGGGTTCTTCACGAAGCGGACGTACGTGTCATCCGTCTCAAGCTCGGGGTTGAACGTCACCCAGATCTCCGATCCCTGCTTGCGAATGGTCGGGATGAGCGTCTCCCACGACCGGCGCGACACCGTGGCGGCTTCTTCCACCCACACAATGTCTACGCCCTCGTGGGACTTGATCTTGTTGATGTTGTTCTTCA